GACCTGCAGAGCCTGGTGGGGGCCACGGTGGTCCGCCGCCGGGTGTATGCCCGTTTTCTGGATGCGGTGAATTTTGTGGCGGGCAATCCGGAAGCGGACCCGGAGCAGGAGCTGAGAGACCGCTGGGTGGTGGAGCAGATGTCAGAGCTGACGGCCATGACAGCCTCGTTTGTGCTGGCCACACCGACCGAGACGGACGGAGCGCTGTTTCCCGGTCGCATCATGCTGGCGAACACCTGTATGTGGGATTACCGGGGAGATGAATGCGGTTATCACGGTCCTGCGGTGGCGGATGAGTTCGACAACCCCACCACGGATATCCGTAAGGACAGATGCAGCAAGTGCATGCGCGGGTGTGAGATGCGCGGCATGGTGGCTAATTTTGGCGGTTTCCTTTCCATTAATAAACTTTCGCAGTAAATCCCGGTTTATGACACAGACTGAATCAGCGATTCTGGCGCATGCCCGGCGGTGTGTGCCTGCGGAGTCGTGCGGCTTCGTGGTGAGAACGCCGGAGGGGGAGCGGTATATCCCTTGTGTGAATATCTCTGCAGAGCCGGAGGCGTATTTTCGTATTGCACCGGAAGACTGGCTGCGGGCAGAGATGCAGGGGGAGATTGTGGCACTGGTCCACAGTCATCCCGGTGGTCTGCCCTGGCTGAGCGAGGCCGACCGGCGGCTGCAGATAAAAAGTGCACTGTCCTGGTGGCTGGTCTGCCGGGGGGAAATTCATAAATTCCGCTGTGTGCCACATCTGACAGGACGGCGCTTTGAGCACGGGGTGACGGACTGTTACACGCTGTTCCGGGATGCCTACCATCTGGCGGGAATTGATATGCCGGATTTTGAGCGTGAGGATGACTGGTGGCGCAACGGTCAGAACCTTTACCTGGACAATATGGCGGTCACCGGCTTTTACCGGGTGCCCCTGTCCTCTGCACAGGCGGGCGATATCCTGCTGTGCTGCTTTGGCGCATCGGTGGCCAATCATGCCGCCATTTACTGCGGCAACGGTGAACTGCTTCACCATCTGCCTGAACAACTGAGTAAACGGGAGAGGTATACCGACAAATGGCAGCGACGCACACACTCCCTCTGGCGTCACCGGGCATGGCGCGCATCTGCCTTTACGGGGATTTGCAACGATTTGGCCGCCGCATCGACCTTCGTGTGAAAACGGGGGCTGAAGCCATCCGCGCACTGGCCACACAGCTCCCGGTGTTTCGTCAGAAACTGAGCGACGGCTGGTATCAGGTACGGATTGCCGGGCGGGACGTCAGCACGTCCGGGTTAACGGCGCAGTTACATGAGACTCTGCCTGATGGCGCTGTGATTCATATTGTTCCCAGAGTCGCCGGGGCCAAGTCAGGTGGCGTATTCCAGATTGTCCTGGGGGCTGCCGCCATTGCCGGATCATTCTTTACCGCCGGAGCCACCCTTGCAGCATGGGGGGCAGCCATTGGGGCCGGTGGTATGACCGGCATCCTGTTTTCTCTCGGTGCCAGTATGGTGCTCGGTGGTGTGGCGCAGATGCTGGCACCGAAAGCCAGAACTCCCCGTACACAGACAACGGATAACGGCAAACAGAACACCTATTTCTCCTCACTGGATAACATGGTTGCCCAGGGCAATGTTCTGCCGGTTCTGTACGGTGAAATGCGCGTGGGGTCACGCGTGGTTTCTCAGGAGATCAGCACGGCAGACGAAGGGGATGGTGGTCAGGTTGTGGTGATTGGTCGCTGATGCAAAATGTTTTATGTGAAACCGCCTCCGGGCGGTTTTATCGTTTATGGAGCATGACGAATGGGTAAAGGCAGCAGTAAGGGGCATACCCCGCGCGAAGCGAAGGACAACCTGAAGTCCACGCAGCTGCTGAGTGTGATCGATGCTATCAGCGAAGGGCCGGTTGAAGGTCCGGTGGATGGATTAAAAAGCGTGCTGCTGAACAGTACGCCGGTGCTGGACAGTGAGGGGAATACCAATATATCCGGCGTCACGGTGGTGTTCCGGGCCGGTGAGCAGGAGCAGACACCGCCGGAGGGATTTGAATCCTCCGGCTCCGAGACGGTGCTCGGTACAGAAGTGAAATATGACACGCCGATCACCAGGACCATCACGTCGGCAAACATTGACCGTCTGCGTTTTACTTTCGGCGTGCAGGCACTGGTGGAAACCACCTCAAAGGGGGACAGGAATCCATCGGAAGTCCGCCTGCTGGTTCAGATACAACGTAACGGTGGCTGGGTGACGGAAAAAGACATCACCATTAAGGGTAAAACCACTTCACAGTATCTGGCCTCGGTGGTGGTGGATAACCTGCCGCCGCGCCCGTTCAGTATCCGGATGCGCAGGATGACGCCGGACAGCACCACAGACCAGCTGCAGAACAAAACGCTCTGGTCGTCATACACCGAAATCATCGATGTGAAACAGTGCTACCCGAACACGGCACTGGTCGGCGTGCAGGTGGACTCGGAGCAGTTCGGCAGCCAGCAGGTGAGCCGTAATTATCATCTGCGCGGGCGCATTCTGCAGGTGCCGTCGAACTATAACCCGCAGACGCGACAATACAGCGGTATCTGGGACGGAACGTTAAAACCGGCATACAGCAACAACATGGCCTGGTGTCTGTGGGATATGCTGACCCACCCGCGCTACGGCATGGGGAAACGTCTTGGTGCGGCAGATGTGGATAAATGGGCGCTGTATGTCATCGGCCAGTACTGCGACCAGTCAGTGCCGGACGGTTTTGGCGGCACGGAGCCGCGCATCACCTGTAATGCGTACCTGACCACACAGCGTAAGGCGTGGGATGTGCTCAGTGATTTCTGCTCGGCGATGCGCTGTATGCCGGTATGGAACGGGCAGACGCTGACGTTCGTGCAGGACCGGCCGTCGGATAAGGTGTGGACCTATAACCGCAGTAATGTGGTGATGCCGGATGATGGCGCGCCGTTCCGCTACAGCTTCAGCGCCCTGAAGGACCGCCATAATGCCGTTGAGGTGAACTGGATTGACCCGGATAACGGCTGGGAGACGGCGACAGAGCTTGTGGAGGACTCGCAGGCCATTGCCCGTTACGGTCGTAATGTTACGAAGATGGATGCCTTTGGCTGTACCAGCCGGGGGCAGGCACACCGCGCCGGGCTGTGGCTGATTAAAACGGAGCTGCTGGAGACGCAGACCGTGGATTTCAGCGTCGGCGCAGAAGGGCTTCGCCATGTACCGGGCGATGTTATTGAAATCTGCGATGATGACTATGCCGGTATCAGCACCGGTGGTCGTGTGCTGGCGGTGAACAGCCAGACCCGGACGCTGACGCTCGACCGTGAAATCACGCTGCCATCCTCCGGTACCACGCTGATAAGCCTGGTTGACGGAAGTGGCAATCCGGTCAGCGTGGAGGTCCAGTCCGTCACCGACGGCGTGAAGGTAAAAGTGAGCCGTGTTCCTGACGGCGTTGCCGGATACAGCGTATGGGGGCTGAAGCTGCCGACGCTGCGCCAGCGCCTGTTCCGCTGCGTGAGTATCCGTGAGAACGACGACGGCACGTATGCCATCACCGCCGTGCAGCATGTACCGGAAAAAGAAGCCATCGTGGATAACGGGGCGCACTTTGACGGCGACCAGAGCGGCACGGTGAATGGTGTCACGCCGCCAGCAGTGCAGCACCTGACTGCCGAAGTCACCGCAGACAGCGGGGAATACCAGGTGCTGGCGCGCTGGGACACGCCGAAGGTGGTGAAGGGCGTGAGCTTCCTGCTTCGCCTGACCGTGGCAGCGGACGACGGCAGTGAGCGGCTGGTCAGCACGGCCAGGACGACGGAAACCACATACCGCTTCAGGCAACTGGCGCTGGGGCGTTACACGCTGACGGTCCGGGCGGTAAATGCGTGGGGACAGCAGGGCGATCCGGCATCGGTATCGTTCCGGATTGCCGCACCGGCAGCGCCGTCGCGGATTGAGCTGACGCCGGGCTATTTTCAGATAACTGCCACGCCGCATCTTGCGGTTTATGATCCGACGGTACAGTTTGAGTTCTGGTTCTCGGAAACGCGGATTACCGATATCAGGCAGGTTGAAACCACAGCCCGCTATCTTGGCACGGCGCTGTACTGGATAGCCGCCAGTATCAATATCAAACCGGGCCATGATTATTATTTTTACATCCGCAGTGTGAACACCGTTGGCAAATCGGCATTCGTGGAGGCTGTTGGCCAGCCGAGTGATGATGCATCCGGCTATCTGGATTTTTTCAAAGGCGAGATAGGGAAAACCCATCTGGCTCAGGAGCTGTGGACGCAGATTGATAACGGTCAGCTTGCGCCTGACCTGGCTGAAATCAGGACGTCCATTACGGATGTCAGCAATGAAATCACGCAGACCGTCAATAAGAAACTGGAAGACCAGAGTGCAGCGATCCAGCAGATACAGAAGGTTCAGGTTGATACAAATAATAACCTGAACAGCATGTGGGCTGTGAAGCTGCAGCAGATGCAGGACGGACGCCTTTATATCGCGGGTATTGGTGCCGGTATTGAGAATGCTCCTGACGGAATGCAGAGTCAGGTGCTGCTGGCGGCGGACAGGATTGCGATGATTAATCCTGCGAATGGCAACACAAAGCCGATGTTTGTTGGGCAGGGCGATCAGATATTCATGAACGAAGTGTTCCTGAAATATCTGACGGCTCCCACCATTACCAGCGGCGGTAATCCTCCGGCATTTTCCCTGACACCGGACGGGCGGCTGACGGCGAAAAATGCCGATATCAGCGGTAACGTGAATGCAAACTCCGGGACGCTCAACAACGTCACGATTAACGAGAACTGCCGGGTTCTGGGAAAACTGTCCGCGAACCAGATTGAAGGCGATCTCGTTAAAACAGTGGGCAAAGCTTTCCCCCGGGACTCCCGTGCACCGGAACGGTGGCCATCAGGGACCATTACCGTCAGGATTTATGACGATCAGCCGTTTGACCGGCAGATTGTTATTCCGGCGGTGGCATTCAGCGGCGCTAAACATGAGAGAGAGCATACTGATATTTACTCCTCATGCCGTCTGATAGTGCGGAAAAACGGTGCTGAAATTTATAACCGTACCGCGCTGGATAATACGCTGATTTACAGTGGCGTTATTGATATGCCTGCCGGTCACGGTCACATGACGCTGGAGTTTTCGGTGTCAGCATGGCTGGTAAATAACTGGTATCCCACAGCAAGTATCAGCGATCTGCTGGTTGTGGTGATGAAGAAATCCACAGCAGGCATCAGTATCAGCTGAATTTTATAACCCATATACGGGCGCCAGAAATGGCGCCTTTTTTATTGCAGAAAAGCGAGAGGTAATTATGCGTAAAGTTTGTGCAGCCATTTTGTCCGCAGCCATTTGTCTGGCCGTATCCGGTGCGCCTGCATGGGCGTCTGAACATCAGTCCACGCTGAGCGCGGGGTATCTTCATGTCTCGACGAACGCTCCTGGCAGCGATGAACTGAACGGGATTAACGTGAAATACCGTTATGAGTTTACGGACACACTGGGGCTGGTGACGTCATTCAGCTATGCAGGAGACAGGAATCGCCAGCTTACCCGTTACAGCGATACCCGCTGGCATGAAGATTCCGTTCGTAACCGCTGGTTCAGCGTAATGGCGGGGCCGTCTGTGCGCGTGAATGAATGGTTCAGCGCGTATGCGATGGCGGGTGTGGCTTACAGCCGTGTGTCGACTTTCTCCGGGGATTATCTCCGCGTAACTGACAACAAGGGGAAAACGCACGACGTGCTGACCGGAAGTGATGACGGTCGCCACAGCAACACGTCTCTGGCGTGGGGAGCTGGCGTGCAGTTTAACCCGACCGAATCCGTGGCCATTGATGTCGCTTATGAAGGCTCCGGCAGTGGCGACTGGCGCACTGACGGTTTCATCGTGGGTGTCGGTTATAAGTTCTGATTAGCCAGGTAACACAGAGTTATGACAGCCCGCCGGTTCTGGTGGGCGTTTTTGTGGGGTGAATATGGCAGTAAAGATTTCAGGTGTACTGAAAGACGGCACAGGAAAACCGGTAGAGAACTGCACCATTCAACTGAAAGCCAGACGGACCAGCAGCACGGTGGTGGTGAACACGGTGGCCTCTGAAAATCCGGATGAAGCCGGTCGTTACAGCATGGACGTTGAGTACGGTCAGTACAGCGTCATTCTGTTGGTGGAAGGATTCCCGCCGTCACATGCCGGGACCATCACCGTGTATGAAGATTCTCAACCCGGTACGCTGAATGATTTTCTCGGTGCCATGTCGGAGGATGACGTCCGGCCGGAGGCACTGCGCCGTTTTGAACTGATGGTGGAAGAGGTGGCGCGTCACGCTGAGGAGGCGAAGAAGAATGCCGGAGAGGCGGAGACGTCCGCGAGGAATGCCGGCATATCAGCCAGTCAGGCAGAAGAGAACGCTGCAAATGCTGACACTTCAGCAGGGGATGCATCGGAGTCAGCCCGGCAGGCGGCAGAAAGTGCAGCCGCTGCAAAGCAGTCAGAGGAGGCGTCCTCGTCCTCGGCCTCTGCGGCCGCTCAAAAAGCCAGTGAGTCATCACAAAGTGCAGCAGAAGCTGAATTGTCAAGAAAGACGGCAGAAAGTGCAGCCGGTAATGCAGCCAGGGATGCAACGACCGCAACAGAAAAAGCCCGGGAGTCAGCAGAAAGCGCACAGTCAGCGGAACAAAGCAGGATAGCGGCGGAAGAGGCCGTAAACCGAATCCCCACCGTGGTGGGACCTCCCGGGCCAAAGGGGGACAGGGGCCCGCGGGTCCTCAGGGGCCGAAGGGTGATAAGGGGAGAGCGCGGTGACACCGGCCCTGTCGGGGCAACCGGCGAACGGGGACCGGCAGGTGATGCTGGTCCGGCAGGCCCGCAGGGGCCGAAAGGTGACAGGGGAGAGCGGGGAGAGACCGGTCTGACGGGAAATGCAGGTCCACAGGGTCCAAAGGGAGATACCGGTGCGGCAGGCCCGGCAGGCCCACAGGGACCGAAAGGAGAAACAGGTGCGGCTGGCCCGGTGGGGGCAACCGGACCTCAGGGACCGAAGGGCGACCCGGGGGAGACACAAATCCGTTTTCGTCTGGGGCCGGCGAGCATTATTGAGACAAACAGCAATGGCTGGTTCCCGGGTACAGATGGTGCGCTCATCACCGGACTGACCTTTCTTGACCCCAAAGATGCCACACAGGTTCAGGGGCTGTTTCAGCATTTGCAGGTCAGGTTTGGTGACGGGCCGTGGCAGGATGTTAAGGGGCTGAATGAAGTGGGCAGTGATACAGGCAGAACAGGAGAATGACATGAATATACTAAAAAAACTTATGCAGCGTCTGTGTGGTTGCGGAAAGCATGATGGCCGTGAACACGTGCAGTCGCTTACAGCACAACTGCGACTGGGGCCGGCAGACATCCTGGAGTCCGATGAGAATGGTATTATTCCGGAGCAGGACAGGGTAATCACACAGGTGGTGATACTGGATGCAGATAAAAAGCAGATACAGTGTGTGGTAAGACCGCTGCAAATCCTGCGTGCTGACGGGACGTGGGAAAATATTGGCGGGATGAAATAGCCGACGGGTTCACAAAAAACCGGAGGCCGGCTCCGGTTTTTGTTGTCATGTATGGGGGATGTTTGTTATTAGAGTGTGAAGTAATAAACATGTTAATACGATGGAGTGAAGGATGCCTTTAAGGAGCAGGGGAGTGTCCATCTTGTTCCCTGGAGGGGGAATCATAAATTCTGATTGCGACCGAGGCATGGAACACTACTGTAGTTCAGGGAAGTAGGGCGATGAAGCTCATTCTTGCGACGCGTAATTATTATCTGGAATATGGTTTGCGTTTGTTACTGAAAGGATGCCGTGTAATTCTGGCTCAAGAATTTTTTATGCCGGAAAATCGCAGGGTTATTCTGGATAGTAAAGAATCCTGGTTAATAATCTGTGATAGTCAGTTGGGCCATTTAATGCGCAGCATGTTTCAGGGACGCCGTTTTATTCAGCTGGCTCTGGAAGCGTTGAAAGGGGGACATGATATACATAATGCTGTGCGTAACAGATTGTGGACCTGGAACAAAAAAGCACGGGCACTGACGATGTCAGAGATGGTGGTGATGTTTGGATATATCTACCGTCAGTTGCGTCCGTCCCATCTCGCCAGTGAGATGAGGGTAAACATAAAAACAGTTAACACTTTCCTGTATTCAGGGCTGGCGAAAAATGGGCTCAAAAGAAGTAGTGTAAGGTTGCTGGCAATTTCTGAGAACAAGCGAATAGGGCATTATTCCGGAGCAGGACAGGGTAATCACGCAGGTGGTGATACTGGGTGCGGATAAAAAGCCGATACAGTGCGTGGTGAGGCCGCTGCAAATTCGGTGTGCTGATGGGACGAGGGAAAAATTTGTGGATGACATTTGTTGTGGACCTTTAAGTCTGGAGTTCAAATTAAAACAGGGAGCTTTATTATGCCATTAACCTCAGATATTAATTCATCTTCGTTCCATCTTGGAATGGAGGTTCTTCGTGCTCAAGTTGCAGCCACTGGGCGTGGAGAATTTACAATGGGTGGTGAAACTGTCAGAATTGAATATAGTCCAACAGATGGGCGCTTTCTGGCCAGCGATGGCACTGGGGGATTATTTACTGAATTATTGCTTTTAGGGTTCAATAATGGGCCTCAAGCTCTTGGCGAGAGAATGTTAAGTATTCTTTCAGGATCAGATGCAGGTGAAACACAATCGCAAGTGACTCCTCAGGATAAAATATATCAATGTAAGTTTTCTGTTAATACAGAGAGCCTCCAGTGTCCCTCTGATGCAACTCGATGCCCAATTATACTGGAAACACCAGAAGAAGGGGTATTTGTCAAAAATTCAGATAGTTCAGCAGTATGCACTTTATTTGATGTTGATGCACTTTCTCGCGTGGTTAATGACGGTTCAGTTCACCCTCTGACACGAGCTCCAATAACCCCATCAATGATTGTTAAACCAGAAGAGTGTAAATATGACCCTGCAAGGGGAAGCTTTATTATAAAAGATAGTTAAGATGTTTCAAATGAAACAATATTAACTTCCGATAATTTATATAAAAACACCACAGGCATTCGGGGCCTGTGGTTGGTAAAACAATATAATACGCGAGTTATTTTTCATGAGCTGGAGAGAAAACAATCAAGGTAAGTGGTATTATTTCACAAAATACCGGGCACTTTCTGGTGCCGCATCGTTCAGAGCTTCGGTGTATAATGAATGAAATACGTAGTAACCCTGTAAAATTTCTGGAAGAGCATTTAATTCTTAATACACAGCGCTATGCCCATCATGATGAGACATCTTTAATTACAGTTAATATTACAAGAGAGGATGGCTTGTTAAGACTAAAAGAAACGGAATATGATATGGCTGGTAGTGATTATATTCTGTTTACAGCTATGCGTGATACTGATAGTCCGGAGCGCTTTGATGCACCTGCAGTTGTAAGCTTGAGTAATCAGTGTATAAGCCTCCGGCGAAATGATATTTCTCAAACTATCCAGCAAAGTTCACCGTTATGGCTAACTAATCAGCAAAGCGGCTGTAGTGTTCTTATTGTTCGCCATGGATTATCAGAATCTGGAGAACAGTAG